GCCGGAACATAATCTGTACATCCGGGGACAGCGGCTCCTGTTTTTTGAAATACCTTTATTCCTGTGACGTCGGAAACATCACTGGGGTTCGTCCAGTCAATTTTTATATTAGCCATAGTATGTTATATTAGGTAAGCGGTTTTTGTTTTTCAAGCGTTTGTAATTATCTAAGATAAGTTGTACAGCGCTACTATATCTACGGGTTTATAAGTTGTTGAAAACCTATTTTGTAATATTCCGTTTTTATAGTTTCGTTTGAAATGCTTTTCCAAACTAGTTCTACAACTGTTTTACTTCGTGTAGTGCTTCCTGATATTATGTTTCGTTCGTGTGCTATCCATTTGTTAATTGCTCTTGATGCAATTCCATTTTGAAAAACCTCAGCCCCAAGGTTTTGGGTAATTATGTTTGTGTTTCCGCTACTAGTACAACTAATGGCAACATAGTGTGCCTCCGGGTCTGATTGTTTAAAATTAAAAACAGGTCCATAAAGTGATTGGTTGTTTTCGGAACCCCAAAGAGAGTTTTCAGAAATTGGTATTAAGATTTCACCGTCATCGTTTACTCTTGAAGCCGTAATATCTCCGCTTGAAGTGGTGCGTGGCGTTACGGTTATGCCGTTACTTGCCTCTTCAACTAAATCGTAAGTTTGCCCTTCAAAAGATATAAAACTATAATTTGGTTCTTCTGTGGCTGAAATTCCTGTGGGTGCGACCTGAGGGGATGCTGTTACCGAAATACCCGTAGGTCCGGGAAGAACAGAAATTTCTGCTGATATTCCAGAAGGTGCGGATTGCGGGGATGCCAATGCTGATATTCCAGAAGGTGCAGGAGGGGTGCTTTGTACATAACCTTTTGCACAAGTCTGAACTTTCCCATTTGCCGGGTTTCTCCACGCAACCGATATAGTATCTTCTTCGCCATCTCCAGTAATATCGCAAAGACCGACCTTAACCGAGTAACCACCGCGGTTCTCGCGATACTGAATGTATTCGGGAGAATATTTTGACAGTCTTCTTGGTTCGCGAGACTGCTTACCGTTGCGGTACTTGCGCATTACTTATGCGACAGCTTTTGCTCGGTAGTTTTTGCTGATCGCTCCGGTTGCGCTGTTGTAAGAAGAACCCCATGCTCCGCCAAATTCGGGAGTAAAGAAACCGAAAATACGCTCAACAGTAGCGTGGTTATCCTCTTTTCTTTTTAGTTCGCTTCTTAAGCCTCTAGCTTGTGAAGTAGAGCCGTCTCTACGACTTTTAACAGCGAGATCGCTCGGAGTTTTTGAATGAGTGTACTTATTCATAAATAATTATCCTTGGTATTGGTTCATGCCTTGTGGGTTACTATTACCCATACCAGCAGTTGCGGCATTAACGCCATCGGTTGGTTGTGGGCTCTCGCCTCCCCCCTGTGCTGCATTGTCACCCAACATCTTAGCGATTTCCGCTTCGGATTTTGGATCGGCCGGAGCTTCGGGAGGAAGTAATTCATCGGTCTTCTCAAATCCCATCGCATCAAGAATACGCTTGAGCATAGGACGGATGAATGGACGCATCTCTGGAGGAGATTGGAAATATCTGTCCTGAGTCTGTAATGCTAAATTTGCTTTCTCTATCGCCCTTTGGCCTTGGTCCTGCGACAGCATGACCCGAACATTGATACCAATATCCTTAATTGCTTCGGGAGACATAACTCCAAATGCCCGGACATCCCCTTCCATGTATTCAAATACTTCTTCCTCATCCACGGTAGCCATCGCAACTTGTACGAGCTTGGTCAGGTGATCCTCAAACCCACGAACAATTCTACGCATCCAACGACGGCCAATCTTAGACGCTTCGCGTAATGTTGCTTCGACACCAGTCGCTGTATTTGCGGGAGCCAATGCCTGATAATCGCCCTGTGCCATATTGGAAACGCCCAACCAGAGCTGAACAATCCCGAATACAAAATCAATCAGATCCTGGGTACGGATATCTACATTAGGCACCGCCGCGAAGGTCATAAAATCATCAATGCTATACTGATCTTTCAATTCAAATATCTTACCGGCATGCAATTCCACATCCTCCGGCTCATCTTCCACGGCCTGCGGGTTGACACCGATGATCGGATTTGCAGCAAGCTCGTTGCGATAGCTCTGGGAATTGAATTGTTTGTCTACATATTCCTGAAAAGACCGGATCCGTTCGGGCAGACTGTATCCACACCATTTGTTCCTGTCTTTTCCGATGGATACTGAGGTATACGGTATACGGTTATCGGGAGTCAGTTTTGCAACGAATTCGTAGAAGATTGGTTTTTCGGTTTCCGGATCGATGAATATGCAAAATTCCTGAGGCTGTCCAGTACCCATAACATCACGCTTAATCCAACATTCGAGAACCTGCATACTTGGATTTTCATCAGAATCAAAATCTAGATTTTCTTTTCTCTCCTCATTCTTCTCGATTGGGCTTCTTGGATTTGCATCCTTATTTACCATGTTGTAAAAATCGGCGAAGCTTAACCAGTCGCGTTCAAGGAACATGTCCTTTGCCCAGCGCAGATCCTTGTCATACATTTCCACAATAAAATCCGCATCCTCAATCGATTCAGCATCCGATGGGCATAGAAAACGATCTGAGTCCACGACCTCCGACCTTGGACCTTTGTACTTTACCATTTGAGTTGGGACTCCTTCCGGAAGTGGTTGGAATTCGTGTACGCCCGGAGTCATTACGAAACTGGGATCAGATGCAAGTCGAAGTTCTGAGTCGCCGGTCATGGGGTTGAGTTCGGGAATGAACTGGTCTTCGCCCTCAATTATCGGTCCCTGGCCGGGGATCTCCTCAAAGGATCCGGTCTGCATATTAAAGAGTCCGTTTCTTTCGTAATCGTACCAAGTCGATACATCCTCCTCATATACTGCTTTTAGGACTAATGCCCGTTGGATAAATAGATGCAGATATGATTCTTCGAGCCGTTCTCGGGTATTGGCACGATCCTCAATTTTCCAGTTAAAGTATTTATCGTAGGTCTCGGCCATATCAATATCGCCTGCTCCCTGAGCCTCGAATTTAAAGTACGGAGATGTGCCGGTAATCTCATCCTCTGCTCTCGCCATGAAGTGATCGACCACGAGGCTGGTCATAGGGACTGACAAATTGGAGTGGCTAAATATTCCGTCGTACCCTACCCGATCGGTTCGATCATTGTGGTACATTTTCCATGAAATCTTATCGTTTTCAATACGCTCCCGATTGTCTTCCTTTAACTGCTCAACACGCTCCAGTGCATATTTAACCAGTTTATCTTCCTGTTTTTTTGTAAGCCGTAAATTTGTTTGTTTCATGAAATTCCAAGCGACTGTGCTTTTTTGATGACCTTGACCATCATATTTAACTGCTTCTCTTCTATGTCCGCAATGCGTTGCATTTTTTGCGCTTCTGTCAGGTTCTTTGCACTTTCGACCTTCGACTTAAGTCTGCTGAACTTATTCTTTTGGGCTTCGAATCCTTTTATCTGGCTGGACATCGAGAGCAAAGGTCGCAGGTCTCGGTTCACCAGGCTGTAGGCTTTTGGGCTAATCTTCTTAGCATCCTTAATCGCACTCTCTGCGGTCTTAATTGTGTCCCGAAGGTTGTAGTACAATTCTCGGGTGTGCGAGCCGTAGGTCGTGCCTCGCATGAAACGGTTAATAATGGGAACCTGACCTACATTATCGATAGATGCGGTTCCTTTGGCTGCGGAGAATAAGCCTCCAAATGCAGTATCTAAGAGTTGTCCTGGACCACCTAAGTATCCATAGACCATATGCTTGAATTGATTTCCTGAAATATCAAATTTTATATCTGAATCCTGATCGTACATTAACGGATTCTTACTTCCAAAGGCTCCGGATAATGATCCTTTGATTACATCATTTCCACCAAAGAACTCATTTAATCCCTTTGATAATGCATTCCAATGTGCGGGTGTGCTTTTTGGATCCTGCATGTGTCCGGGTTTAGGTACTCCGAATTGATCATCTTTATATCTGATTTCACGACCCATGAAATTCTTATTTGCCCATAACTCAATGATTGGGGTGACAAAGGTAGGGGTTCCGATTGTGGCAATACTTGCACCACCGACTGGATTAAATGCATTCATTGAACTTTGCAGTAAACGATTCGCACCTTCCATTACTCCTGATCCTCCACGAATGCCTCCGTAATTATTTGCAAATGTATCCGCTACTACCTGACCCATTGACCAGAATAAATTGTACCCAAGAGGTAGGGGCATGCTGAAATATCCTGTGTCTTTTTTATCATTAAAGAAATCGGGAAGCCCCGCTGGGATTGGCATGATTAAATTAGTGTCTCTTTTATAACTACTAATTGTATCGTAATCCGGTACAGCCTCATCCTCATCGTCATCCATTAGACGGTTAAAGGTTGCGACTAGGAATGATGCGGTTGCAATTCCACCGATTAAGGTAGCTCGCTCGGCCGGGCTTCTGCGATTTAGTGTAGCCATGAAGCGGTGTGTTGAATTAACTGCCGCTCCAAAGAATACATATAGTGATCCAAATGCCTGTGTCAGTTCACCCTTCTGATTGAAGTCCACGGTTATATTCCTGGACATGGTCGCTGATTCCTGAGGATTATATCCATTCTTAATCGCTGCCCAGAATGTGGACATACGAACAGAATTCTCTACACCAGTATTCGCGGCATCAACATATGATAGTACATTTTTAAGACGACGCTTGGTTGCACCCTCGCTCTTACCGGTTTCTTTCTTTATTTTACGAATCAATTCGGGGACGGTGTCATGACGGACATATCCAATCTTTGCTCCGTTTCTTTTTGCGTAGGCATACATTTCAATCTTATCCCCGCGCTTTAAAATTGCCTGAGCGTACTTAGCTTCGGTTTGTCCTTTAAGCTTTTTTGTTCGGGTTCTACCCTCCATCGGGTCTTTGCCTTGGCTTATAAGAAGCTCAGCTTGTGCAATAGACTTTATCCATTTTAAGTTCTTAAATTTGAATACATCTTTAACCAGTTTCTTTTTATCGTCCTCAGTTAAATGGATAAATGCCGTTCCTAAATCCCGGAAAAAGTTGGGGATGATGAAAGCGGGATTCATCGATGTAAA